ATCTTTACAGACCTTTGGCCGATTTGTCCCGATTTGGCTGTGATGTCATTGACCATGCTAGGAAGGTCGCTATCTCTCCAACTCCAATTGATCACATCGTACCTGAGAGCATCTAGTGGATCCTCTCGACCGTCTTTTTTAGGCATCTCTTTGCCATCCCAAGCATAAGAAACGATTGCCTTTCTAAAGCTGTTGCCTGTGGCATGCTCTCCACGATCCCACACCTCTTTAGTGCATAGGATTTTTCTTTGATGGATCAACCTCTTGAGCCTTTGAACGCCGTTCATGATATCAACACGAATAGGATCAGTTACCCACCTAAATGGCATTCCTATACCACCTTTCTCTGGAGGCTGTTTGAGCTCAATAAAAGCAGATTGAGCAGTACGATCTGATCTAGCACTGCCTGCCTTATCACCACATGCACCATCTAGCAAGATGCGATTGGGATAGAGATGTGCAAGCTCACGAGGACAAGCTATTTTTAAAATCTCTTTTGCGAGTTGACTTAAGGTGATCTCTTGAGGATTGATCTCAGCACAAATGACATCTGCTTGAAGATGTGGATCATGTGCCAAAATCAAAACGGAAGGCTTTCTAAAGCCAAAGTCGACTGCAATACGAGCGCTCATTGATGGATCATATTGCCATCCCTCGATCACATGCGAATGCGTCCACTCAGAAAAGACAATGCCTTGAGGTGGACGAGGTTGATTTTCCACCATGGCAAGGCGTTCGATCTCAGGCAAATTCTTGACCGCTTCAAACCAAGCATCACTCAAGTTGGCTTTGTTGACATGGCTTGAGTGTAGGATCGGTTGGCAATTTGCTCTTTCTGCAAAAGCTACCCACCAAGCATCCCAAACAGGAAGACCGACCATAATTAACTTTGGTGATGGACCTGATCTTAGGCGGCCTAAAGTCTTCTGTGCTACCTCTTCGGATAGTGTTTGACACTCATCGATCAAAGCAAGACCTGATGTTATGTTAAGACCTTCAAGAGGGTTATGTGTGGCATCTCTTGTACCTGGTCTGAAATAAGATCGTGTCCATACGACATGACCATTTGGTGCTTGCCATTTGCCGTCCTGTTGGTGATATTGCCATCCATAAGGCACAAGCCACTTTTCAAGTTCTGGACCTAAAACAGATCGATATCTTGGAGTTGTATCAGTCACTAAAAGGCTCGATTTATTTGGGTGCAGTTTGCTCCATGTCCATAGAGCAAAGACAAGTGCTGATGTTTTGCCGCTCCCCCAACCTGCACGAACGGCAATAAATGGGTCGTTTGAATAAATCAGCTTATCAATCAGATCAACCTGTAAAGGGTTAAGATTGAGTTTTAGATCAGTCTTCTTCATCGTCTATCTCATCAGGTAGCTCATCAGGTAGCTCATGCTTGATCTCAATAGCTTGAGCGTGTTTTTCTTTTTGCACCTGCTGGATCACATTGATGATAACTTTATTGTCATCCCCTCGTGTATTCATATCAATCGTTTGCTTTTCCCCAAATTCTGCAGGGAATTTACGAGCTAGAAGCCATTGGGAGGCTCGCACATCATTCTCAGCATGTCGTTGAATGTTTTGAAGATGCTTGACCTTTAAAGAGATTTCAGCTCTCTTGATATCAGCCACCAATTCGGGGTCTGCTCTCATCCATCCATTCCAAGTGCTGTAGGCAACACCGACAAAAGAGAGTGCATCAGTCTGAGAAAGGCCTTGAGAAATATATTCAAGCACTTGCTCGGTTAACATCAGCCTTTTCTTTTTTGCGAGGTCTGCCTTTTCCTCGTCTGTTTTTTTAGCTGGCACAATGGCGTTTTTGCTAGTCTTCGAATCGACCGTATCAATTTTATCAACGGTCTTTTTAGGTGCTGGAGCTTGTCTATTCTTTGCCATGATCAACCTCTTTCAATAATCTTCGCAGTGATTTTCTCAATAGCATCATCATCATCGATCTCAAGGCTAAGATCAATCTGATCTCGATTGAGGCCATCAAGCAGGAGTTTTTCAGCTAGTTTTGAGACCTTGATTTTATGCCTATCGCTGATCGTATCCAATAGGTTGATCAGCTTAGTTGATATATAAAGGCTCAAGATAGATTTGCGATCTTTAGCTTTCATTAAACAATCACTCTTTCAGCTGTGACTGTCCAATAGGTTTTGCCTTCAGCTTCTCTTGATGTCATCTTGCCTACAATTGTGATGAGATCACCTTTCTTTACCTGTTCTTGAACGATCTTTGATAGGCCGTTCCATGCTTGCACATTAAACCATGTTGTTTGAGGTTGATCTTTGTATTTCTCGGTATATGCGACACTGAAATTTGATACTTGAGCAGTATCTGAAATAACTTTGACGGTTGGGTCTTGACCAACACGACCAATTAAAGTGAGAGAGTTAAGCATTCTTATTGCCTTCCTTTAGTTGTGAGTAGATGTTTGAAATACGATTATTTTCAAGTCTTGCCATAAGTTGAGCCTCAACATCATCTGAGTGATCATCTACATGCTGATTGATCAGTGCATCAATATGCAATCGCAAGGCCTCTTTTTGAGCAGGGAAATGCTCAAGTGCAGATGAAATCACTTGATCAATTACGAGCAGTCTTGAAATTAAAGTCGTGTTAATCATTTTTTTCTCCTTAGTGGTGTTATATAAACACATCAAAAACTATAATATTATATAATATTATAAATCTTCTCACAAAGAAAGGCAAATATGAAAAAGATCGTATCAGACGGATTTGTTGAATATGTCGATCACATGGGATCAGACCTATCTGTGGTCAATGCCGCTCGTGTGAGCTTTGCATCTATCTCCACATCATGGACGGATAGAGATGGCAAGCTCTTAAAATATCTTTGGGATCATGAGCACACATCACCATTTAGGCATTCAAGCATTTCATTCCGAATTAAAGCACCTATATTTGTTTTAAGACAATGGATGAAGCACCAAGTCGGTTGTGCTTGGAATGAGCAATCAGCAAGATATACTGAGATCAAAGAAGGCTTTTATTATCCCGACCATTTCAGACTACAAGACACAAAAAACAAGCAATCATCGATAGGGTCGCTATCAGATGCAGAGGAAGACCAAGCTTTGATCTTGATTGATGAGGTCTATTCCCTTGCATATGGCAACTATCAGCGATTGCTTGCCATGGGTGTATGTAGAGAGCAAGCTCGCATTGTCTTGCCTGTGGCGACTTATAGCGAGTGCATTTGGACGGCATCAACACAATCAATCATGCACTTTTTACGATTGAGACTCGATGAAAACGCTCAATTTGAAATAAGAGAATATGCTCAAGCAGTTTGTGATATAACATCAAGCATCTTCCCCAAAACAATGGATTTACTCTTATGCAATGCCTTCGATGTCAATCAAAAATAAATTCCACACTAGCAGGCTCAAGTATGGAATACCACTATTGCAAAAACTGTCGCTCGATTTTTGATGAGAAAGCGATCGTGATTTCATACGATGATATCTTATACGATGAAAGTTGGGATGATATCACCAAAGACGAGGATGATGATGAATAGCTATTTTGATGTTTGTTGGGTTGTGATGGGTATGATCTTCAATCCTACTCAAAGCAAGCAAGATTTGGGATGGGAAAAGATTGTCGCCAAATCAATTCCCTCTAGAATGCAACAATGCTTGAAGGTCGCATCTAGTGCTGAAAAGATGGGTGTTGATCCTCATCTCATGATTGCGATCGCATACTATGAAAGCCGTTTTGAAACAGGTTTGACATCATCAGCTGGTGCTAAAGGTGTGATGCAGGTAAAGAAACAGTTTTTTGATTGTAAAGATTGCTCAGAAATTGAGTACGGTATTAAGGCCTTTCAAGTGTGGCTTGATGTCTCTCAAGGTGATACATGCCTTGCTCTTGGTCGGTATGCAGTAGGCAATAAAGGCAAGTGTGGGAAAAGATCAAAGGCTGTTTTAAAGCTTGCTTCTGAGCTTGCTTGTCTAGCATCAAAAGAGGATGATTGCTATGACTGCTAAAGATAACGCTTTTTTGAGCATGGCTGAGATCATGGCAAGCTTATCACCGTGTAGTCGTGCAAAGGTCGGTGCTGTGATCGTGCGCGGGGATGTGCCTATCATATCTTCTTTCAATGGAATTGCTCGCAAGCAAAACGGCCTTTGTGGTGGTGACTGTTGCCTGAGAGATAAAGAGCAAATCCCAAGCGGATCCCAATCTCAAGTAGGTTGTCATCATGCTGAAACGAATGCAATTGCGAACGCCGCTAAAAATGGAATTGCAACAGATGGATGCTCGATTTATGTGACTGCACCACCGTGTTTAATGTGTGCTAAACTTATTCACCATGCAGGAATAAAGGCCGTTTACTATGAGATAAAAAGCACAAGATGGATCAGTACAGGAGAAGACTATTTACGATCAGCTGGTGTCTCTTTGCATGCGATAGGTGATGCTTTATCTAGCTGAAACATATGCCTTGCCATAGGCTCATAGTGATATCCAATATCAATTTGCTCACCTTCAAAAATCCTATTGCCATCTTGATCGAGTCGTGCTGACATCGTGGCTTTTTTCCCTGATTTGCAGATGGTTCTGATTTCAGTGAGAGTATCAGACCAAGCAAGCAGATATTTGCTGCCTTCAAATGGCTCTCCTCTAAAGTCCGTTCTCAATCCATATGTGAGCACAGGGATGTTGAGCCTATCACAAACTACGGTCAATTGAAGCACTTGAGCGGGTGTTAAAAATTGTGCTTCATCGATAAAAACAGCATGCACTTGGCTTTGATTGTGGTGGCTGTTTATCGCTTGAAAAAGATCAGTTTCTTTAAAAAAGATATTGGCTGATGCTGATATGCCTATTCTCGATTTGATTATGCCAAGGCCTTCTCTTTGATCAAATGCAGGTGCAAAAAGTAGTGTGCTCATGCCTCTTTGCTCATAATTGAAATTCGTTTGCAATAATTGACTTGTTTTTCCTGCATTCATTGCAGAATAGAAAAAATAAAGTTTTGCCATGATATTCTCAGATGTTGATCGCTCAAGGTGCTACGCGCTACTGTCAACATTCACAAAAAGGTCTCTTCAAAAAAAGGTGAGCGACCAATAGCATAAACACATCAAGCATGCTTTTTTTATTTTAAAAAATCTTCGAGTTTAGCATTATCTTCTAAAAAATAGAGCGGGGATACTCCTGTTCGTTCAGCTAAAATCTTAGCCAATGGATAGCCCATTTGATAATGCCCTCTCAATGCACAAGTTAAAGATGTTTCTGCATATCCGATTTCTTTGGACAAGGCTTTTAAAGTCATCCCTGTTTTCTCTTTAACAAGTCTAGTTTTTTCGTTCATTGCCATGATATTTCTCCAATTTTAATTTTGTCATGCCAGCTGGTGCATGATCTTCGGTTGATAGTAAAACGATTGAGCCTTCAAAAATCTGCACAAACTCATCCAATTGCTTGATCATGGCCTCTCTCAGCTTGTTCTTTTTGCCTACAGAAAACTGATCAATGATGATCATATCAAACTTTGAGAATTTATCTTTGATTGTGGATATTTGATTGGAGTATGTGCGTTTCTCCTCGATGTAAAAGTCATGCATCAGTTGCATGCACTCATCCCATGTCATAAAAGAGATTCTAGGCATGCCATAGCTATGCTCATAGGGATAATGCACCTCAAAGAGATTTTGCTTAAAAATGCCTGTTGCTAGATGTGTGAGGAGTGCATTGCTTGAGCCTTGAATAAAAAGCTTCTGCTTGCCACCTTTACAGACATCCAGCACATAATCTAAATCATATCCTTTTAGATCAAGCTTAATGTTTTGCAGTGATAGATCAAGATGATGTTGTTTCATCTGCACAAAATGGCTTTTAAGCATTCTCCTGATTTGAATTTGCCTGCTTTCTTTTTGCCATACTCTAGCAGGCTCAAAAACATTGTAAAACTTTCCTGTATCTTCACATGCTCGATAAATGTTTGATGAGCATGTTGGAAGCTCACATTGCACCTTCTCATCTTCAATGATGATTTTCTTAGATGCCTGTAGGCTCTCCCACATGTAGCCTTTCATTTCATCTTCAATGATTTTTTCAAACTCAGATTTTTCAATCTCTTGGCTTGGCTCTTTTTCTTTATTTATTTCTTTTTCTTTATTAAGATATTCTTTATTTGGGGGTAAAATATTATCTGAACGATTAGATAGTTTATTATCTGAACGATTAGATAGTTTATTATCTGAACGATTAGATAGTTTATTATCTGAACGATCATCATCTTTATAGAAATCTATGTAGCTTTTCCAATATCGATTTAGGCAAAAATCTGTGAGAGTAAACTCATTTTTACCTGTAAATTTATATCTTGATTTTTTGATAATGCCGACATCATCAAGCTTTTTGATGCAAATCTTGACCAGCTGTTCAGATAGATGGATCATCTCACCAATGTATGAGTATGTGGCAATAATCGATTTAGAGCCTGCATCTTTATCAAATTCGATGAGTTCGATTATTCTCATCAAGACTGTTTTGCCATTTGGAATTTGTGCCAAGATTGAGCACCTGTTGATATTGTTTAGTACACCAAAAGAAGGCATGCCTTCATAGAAAAGTTTTGACATCTTAATCCCTTTTCGTAAATGAGTTTATTGACAATGTAAACTTTCTTATTTAGAAAGTAAAGCTTTTTATTGACAATGTAAAACTTAACTACTACAATGCAATAAACTCTTATAAAGAAAGGTAAAATCATGAAAATCAGTTTTAAGATCAATCGTGTGAGAGAGATCACAGGCATGTCTATCCTTCAGATCGCTGAGAAGATGGGAAAATCTCGTCAACAAATCTACAATCTTTTAAAAGATGATCAGGGTTGTTCAATGAAAATGGCAATGCAACTTGAGCAAGCTACAGGCATCAGCCATCAATTTTTTCTCTATCCCTATGCAGTAGGCTCTAGCTTTTTGCCAAAGAAAGATGCCTAAAGATGGATGATCAACACTCTTGGGATGACAAGGTGAAGATGTCAGATGTGCTCACATCCACAGATATATTATCAGAAGATGACATCATCGCAGCCGCAATGCGAGCGTCAAGAATCTTATCCACTCTTGTGCAAGATGGATACGATGAGATCAAAGACATGATCTTCCGATTGATCAAAGATGACGATCTCATGCTCGATCCAACATTGTGCTTGATGTATAGGATGGCCATCAGGATCAAAGCAAAAGGCACAAAAGACAATCCCATGCCTATCACACTGCCAGCGATGATTGACGAATATAAAAAGAGGCATCACTTTAATTTTAAAGACTTGCCTAAAGCTAAATCTCCCGATGAGATTGGACATGTGATGACTACACTGCTCTTAAATTATGAGCCTTATAGGCTTTTCACAATTGCACATGCAGAGGTGCGCGCTCATGTGCAATGGTATGTGTCTTGCCAGATCGCAATGGTGGATGCATACAAAGCCAAGCTTTTAAGAGAAGGCAATGATATGGATTGGGTAGAGTCAAGGCATAAAGCAAAAGTCGATCTATACAAGCAATTGCTACCTGTTGAGAGTGAAAGCTTTTCAGATCAGATCAAACAGACTTTGCTTTCAATGCGTGCAGTACCTACAGGCATCAGTACAGGTCTGATTGAGTTGGATCGATACATGAAGCTTCAAAGAGGTTGCTTATACTACATCGGAGGTCGTCCAGGTATAGGCAAAACTGCATTGGCTTTGCATCTGATCAAGCTAAAGCAAATCTCAAATCGCAGAACGATCTTTATCAGCCTTGAGATGAGCAAAGAGCAATTGATCGCAAGACTGTTTTGCTCGGTTGGTGGCATTGACTACATCAATTTGAAAGATCGATCTTTAGATGAAGCTCCCCAATTCGTGGTTGAGAGAATTGTTGAGGCGGCTGAATCTTTATCATCACAAAATATTACTTTGGTGGACAAAGGTGTTACAGATATCAGCTCGCTGACATCTTTTTGTAAAATGATCAAAGAGAAAGAAGATGATCTTGGCATGATTGTGATCGATTATCTCCAGCTACTCAAGGGATCAGGCACAAACAAAAATCAAATGCGAGAGCAAGAGGTGAGTGAGATCAGCAGGTCTTTAAAGCTGCTTGCCAAAGAATGCGATTGTCCAATAGTGTGCCTCACTCAAGTCAATCGTGAAGCTGAGAAAAGAATGGATAAAAGACCAGGCCTTAGCGACCTTAGAGAATCAGGCTCTCTTGAGCAAGATGCTGATGCCGTTTTGATGCTATATAGAGAAGACTACTACAATAAAGAGATGACACAAGATTCTGGCATGCTTGAAATCATCGTTGCTAAAAACAGGCATGGATCACTTGGTACAGCCAAGACTAAATATGATCGCAATACACAGACAATCAGCGACTTGACTTAATATTCTCATTATTTTGTAAAAAAAAACATATGCAATGCAAAATTTTTTATTGACAATGTAAATTTTTTTATTGACAATGTAAAAGAAAAATACTACATTGATTTTATAGACAAATATTGATCTTAAAGATCAGAAAGCAGAATGCAAAATGCAAGTCACATTTAAAGACATTCACACTCAAGAGATTTTAGCACAAGCTGAGATCAACCTTGATGATCTCACAATCAAACTTGATCTCATCGCTCAAGGCTCTTTTGAGCATATCAGTGCAGTATGTGAAGATGAGTTTTTCTTCTTTCGCATCGAGATGCTAGTAAAGACTAGAAAGTCAATCGGCATTTTTAGCACTGGCAGAGGCATAGAGATATCCACTGCTGAAAGCGATGAGTTTTTCATTGAAGACGATGAAGACTTAGACATCTAAACAACACACAAAGAAAGCAGCACAAAATGCAACATTCACCAAAATGCGGATTATTCCCAACAGTCGACAAACGACACCTAGAAGAAGGCATGCGCCAAGAGTATCAAGCTCAACTAGAAGCAGAAGGCAGAGCGGCATTTATCAACAATGTTGGCCATTTCTTGCTAGTGGCTGCCTTTCATAGCATTTGGATTTACTTCGGTTTTTTCTGGAGATAACAAAATGGACACAATCACAAGATTAAACATCAGACAGCTCGACCTTCTTGGTGTTCTCATGCACAGCCTCAATCACCTTTGCATCGATTGGACGATTGACTGTGACGACATCGAGATCGTTGTATCTGAAGATCAGATGATCACTCTAAAAGTAAAAAGCTTTGGTTTGCCTGCAGATTGCCATGCCAAAGACATTTATGCTCACATCCTAACTCAACTCAACTCACTCACCAAAAAGGTATAAAAAAATGGCAGTTTTCAAAGATGTACAAGACATTGCTGACTCAATGGATAGCCTTGTAAAAATCGCAAACTTTCTTGCTCATGGCAGCTGGACACCTCAAATCATTGTGCGCGCATATCTCACCTATGGCATCAAATACGGTTGGAATATCGCACAAACAATGGAAAACCTCCATGTTATGCAAGGTGGCAAGCTTGCCTATCAAGTGCATGCTTTCATTGGTCTAGTGCTATCATCAGGCAAAGCTGATCGCATCGATACAGTAGAGAGCACAGATAGACTATGTACTATCGAATGCAAGCGCCGCGATAGCAAAACCGTGCATCGCATCACTTTTACCATCGAGATGGCACAACAGGCAAACCTCACCAAATCACCAAATTGGCAGAAGATGCCTAAGCAGATGCTTCAAGCAAGATGCCGTACTATGGCTTTGCGAGAGGTTTTTGCAGATGTGATCAGTGGATACGATGCAGTTGAGATGATCGATTCAGCATGGGATATGACTGAAGAGGAGAAAGTCAAGGCTTTGGATGAGGTACAAGATACAGCCATCGCTGAGTCTGTTGCTCATGAAAAGATGAAGGCAGATCGCAAGCCAGGTACTAAAAAAGCAGGTGCAGATGTTTCTCATATGCCTCAGCCTGTACAAGTGCAACCTGTGCAGCCTGTACAAGTGCAACCTGTGCAAGTGCAGTCACCACCGACAAGTCAAGAGCCTTTGTTTCCAAGTGATCAAAAGAAAGCCATTGAGCAGCAGGCTTATAGAGATAGAGATTTAGATGTTCATCAGTGGAGAGATGCAGACATGGACGAGGATGATGTTAAGGATTGGCGGGAGTCTTGGAAGGTTAAATAAGGCAGACACCACCTGCACA